AGCCAATCGAGTGCGGCGTTATCGACCCTATGGGGGCCAGAATCTGGCTCCGGTGCGCCGTCCTCGTCGAGCCAGCGTTGCTGATTCAGCCAGGTCGAAGGGTGAGCTACGTACTGGATATCTGAACCCGTCTTCGCAGCGGCGTAGCGTTTAGCGCCGTCGAGGATGACGGATGGTGCGATCTTCATGCGATCGACGCATTTGTCCCAGGACTTTTGCGCTGCGCCCTTCCCTACCTTCCTGGGGTAAGCGCGCCAGAAGTCATCGAAGGTGATCACGTTCTGCCTCCCTTGCTTCGATTTCCATCGGGTGGTTCCAATAGCCGTGCCGGATCAGTCCAATGGCGTATCGCCAAAGGAAACCAACAGCCCCATACCGTTCGATCTGATCGATATGCACTTGCTCATGCGCGACGAGCCAATCTGCGGCTGGCCAGTGAAGGTAATAGGCCGTGCGCCAGGGCATGGTGATCGCCCAGAAGCCGGTGGCACGCAGATACCAGCGGATGGGGAGCGGGGCGGGGCGGTGGCGGGTCATGGCTTGGGCTGCTCATCTGTATGGATTGCGCGGAATGTGACGAGCAGCCTTGATCATCCTTTCCCGATGCTCTCCGTAGCCTTCGTCCCAGGCATCTGCTCTCGCGCGTTCAAACTCCGCGCGCAGCTTATCAATCTTAGCCAAAAGAACGGCGCGGTGCTCATGGAGCACCCATACATATTGTCGCTCCCCATTGGATTTAGATTCATGTTCCGCGCGGATCTGCTCAATCGTATATCTGCTCATCGGGTGCCCTTTTCGTAGAAGTGGCAATTGGCGATGGGAAAATTGCTCTTGCGATAGATATCGCCGCCGCGCACGCCAACGATGCCCGAATGCCGCCACCATTTCGATGCTGGCAGGGCGGGCAGCTTTGGGGCGGGGGCCTCGCAAAATCCGACCCCTGTCAACCGGCCACTCTCATGTCGCCGCCACTCCGCATAGCGGCACGACAGGCATAGATGCTTGCTCATGTTCCCTCCACCGGATGCGTCGCAGGCTCGCGGAAGTACTCGGCCACCTGGGCGCGGAGGCGGGCGTTTTCGGCGCGCAGGCGCGAGACTTCGATTAGCAGACAAGCCGCTCCCTCCGCATCGACGCGCATGACTTTGCCCAATAGCGTGCCGAATTGCAGGATGAGTTTAACCCGCTGCTCTTCAATTTCGATGAGAGCGTCTTCCGCCAAATAATCATTGCTCATGGCTTGGCCTCCACCGCTTCTATCCCCCGCTCCATCAGAGGCTTTAGTGCATACAGCGCCATAGCGTGGATTGACTCCTGCGAGTAAATGGCCCCGGCCGCTGCACGCTCTATGCCCGCGATGCTGGCATACAGATCTTCTTTTTCTGCCCTCAACCGCTCGACCTCGGCCCGCGCATCCATCAGCGCCGGGCTATGCACCGCGCAGACATCGCCCGCCGCGTCGAACGAGCAGGCGCAGGATTTCTCTGCGTCGATCTTCTCTTGCAGTTCCTTGATGTGGTGCGCCTGTCGCTCGACCTCGGCCCGCAACCTTTCCACCTCTTCCGCTCGCGGGATCGCCCGCATCAGTTCTGTAATCTGATCCTCTGTGATTTCCTTCCTCATCGTCCGTCCTCTGCGTCGATTTTCTCCCTCAGTTCTTCGATGTGCCGCGCCTGTCGCTCGACCTCGGCCAGCAGCCATTCGCGATCCCGGTGCATGTCGTAGGGGTTAAGATCCCACAAGCTGCTCATCGCCTCATGACGGGCGTGTCTCTGGCGGATTTCGCTGAGATCCTTTATTGGTGTGAAAGGCCACGCAGACCATTTGCTCATGGCTTGGTCTCCTTCTTCTTTCTTCGGTATGGGTTGATAGACAGCTCTCCGTAACGAAACCCATGTTCACAGCCTCTATCCCACGCCTCGCCCATGCGACGACGGATAAGGCGGTCGATGCGGTTGGCGAGATAGTGCTTGCCGACGAGGTCAAGCCCCTTCGTGGCGTTGGCGACCTTTTCGCCATCGGTCTTGCGGCGAGTCATGGCTTGGCCTCCAGCGCTTCGCGCGCCCGTCTGCCGCCATCGGTCATGATCGGCGGCTCCTCAACGAAGACCGCGACGGGATCAGGATCTCCTGATCTGCGGTGGTGGAGGACGGGGTAGTGGTTTCGATGGTCGGCGTACCAGCGCAGCGCCGCCCGCGCCTCGTCGCGCTCGCGGGTCAGCTTTTCGATCTCATCTGCCGCATCCTTCATCAATAATGATCGAATGCGACAGGGGCAAGATATCTCCAGACCTTTGAAGTCCGGCATGGTGACCCGCAGCTTTTGGGTGATGTCGTCTCTCATATCAATCTCCGCGATCTTGTCGGTGCTCATGCCTTCTCCTTTCTCAATCTGTGGCACTCGGGGAATCCCAAGTGCATGCCTGGTGGCAGTGTTTCTTTTATCTCCCGGTAGAGCAGCCGGCACTCGGCCACGGTCTCGACCTCCGCGATCAGAACGACGCAATCCCGTTCGCTGACCGGCACGTTGACCGGACAGGCCAGGACGAGCAGAGCGAAGACGCTCGGGTTCATTGTGTCCCCCATGCCACAAGGATTGCGACGGCGATTATCACGACGTAAATCGCGACATGGACGAATTGATACCGACTTTCGCGCATTTGTCACCCCTTTTCTGCGATATATGCGGTCAATAATTTCGCGGCGACTTGCGGGACGATCGCATTGCCGAAGGCGCGCAGTCGTCCCACTCGGCCGGGAACCCCATGAGCCAGCGGGAATGTGCCGGGTTCAACTGGCCGGGCCTTGCCGTCTCGGCAGGGGAGCCAGTCGGCAGCGGACCAGAATGCACCGCTTGATTGGCCAGTTGCTCCCCCTTCGTCGTCCCGCTGCGTTCTTGATAGCTCCGCGCGTTCGCGTGCCGATAGTCCCTGGTCGCTGGCGTCGCCCAGCCCGTCATCCGCGCGGCATCGAGGAGCGTCGTGCCGGGATGCATGGTCACATGCTCCTTCCTGGGGTTCTTCGCTGCGCGATCCATCCCATCGTCCGCGTAGCCGTGACGCCTCGACCCCGCTGCATCCATGCGTGTCGGCGTCGGCCAGCCCGCCCAATTTGCAGTTCGCGGGAGGGATGATTGTTCCCGTCCTGGCGCTTGCGATTGTCCTGCTTTCGCATCCTCCGCGTTTGGCGTCGGCCAGCCAGTACAATCTCTGTCGGATGTGCGGCGCACCGACGCCCGCAGCGCACAGATCTGCCGCCCCGACGGCGTAGCCCTCAGCTTCCAGGTCAGCGGATACACCGTCGAGCCACTCGAGTCCAAGCCGGCTCGCAACCTGTTCGCCAGCCACGACTGGAGGGCGGCACTCTCGGACGAGCCGATACATCTCGGGCCAGAGGTGTCTGGCGTCAGCGGTCCCTGCGCGGCGTCCTGCTGCGCTGAAGGGCTGACACGGGCAGGAGCCGGTCCAAAGAGGTCGGTCGTCCGGCCATCCTGCGATCCTGGCTGCAAGGCTCCAGCCTCCGATGCCGGCAAAGAGGTGGACCTGAGTGTATCCTCGGAGGTCGGTGGGTTGGACATCTGTGATGCTCCTCTCATCAACATCGCCAGGAGCGATATGCCCAGCGGCGATCAGGTTACGCAGCCAGGCGGCCGCGAAAGGTTCGATTTCGTTGTAGTAAGCAGCCATCAGCGGCTCCTGTAGCTGAGATCGCCCATCAGCCGCGCGAAGGCTAGCTCAGGGTCACGGATCTCGATCGGTCGTTCTTTGATGCCAGCGAAGTCCTGACAGTTTCTGCGCCATCCTGCGCCAGGATCCACGGGGGCGAGCGGCGGGAACAGGCGTGGCTTGTGCCTCAAAGAACAAGCCCCATCCCAATTCTCACATCGTCGGCACGCATCAGGATGCGTCCTGTGCCTCTCGTACAGCGCGCGGAAGTAGCTGAGTGCCGGCAGACGCTGATCTGGCTCGAGGTCTGCGAGGAAGACGAGGAACTCGGCATCTTGCGCTAGCAGCCAGGTCAGGCGGGCGTCAGGGCGTTTCATCTTCTCCTCCGGTCATAGTTCGCTTTTCGCTATGCCGCCCAAGAGTTCAGTCTCTTAATGACGAGTTCCCTGACCTTCTTGGTCGCCTTCCAGATGTCGATTTTGTCGCTCTTGGCAACAAGGTGGATTTCTTCGTGGCAAAGACGGCAAACCGCAACCAGGTCGGTCGCGATGTTCTCATCGCCAAGCCGCTTGTAGCTTCTGTGGTGGACATCGAGCGGAACGTTGTCAGCTTCGCAGCAGTAACACTTCCATCCGCTCAAGTTCCCAGGAGGATTGTTCTTCCACATCTTCGACGCGAAGAACCGTCTCTTTTTCTCAGCCCACTTAGGCGACCGGATGTAGCTGTGGTAGTTCACCTTTCTTCGCTTCTTCTTCATCTACTCCTCCTCTCCCTCGTTGAGACCAGACTGCTTTTGGGGTGGTGTGCGGGCAGACTCCGACCATCCGTAGAAAGTCGGAGCTTTTTTCTGCTTTTGGGTCCCATCTGGAGCCGCCGGAGCAGATTGCATCAGTCACCGTTGAGCCTGTGTTAGGCAATGGGCCGGGGCGGCGATCCGATGTGATGGCAACTACCCCACCACACCCCGATTAAGACTGTCTCCATATCGCGGTGGCAGAACCGGACGATGCAATTCGCCCGGCCTGCGCGCCTCTTTTTCAAGGCATCATTCTGGCTTCGCTTGAGCGCCGTTCCTGCTGTCTTACCCATGAGGGCGCAGCGGCGCAGCCGATAGACGGCCATGTCGCGTGAGCCTTGCAATGGGACAGATCGCGTGCCAGATTGCGCCGGCACTTGACCCGCCTCTGTGAAAGGCTGGGTCCGCGACACAGGGGCTTGCTGGCCCGCTGGGTCAGGGAGCCGGGGAGGCGCGAACCTCTCCGGCCCCCAAACTCTCCTACTCTCCGACCGGCCTGTCAAGCGGCTCGACCACAAGCCGGTAGCCCAAAGCGTTTGCGACCGCTTGCAAGCTCAGGAACGTAGCGTTCCCCTTGCGGCACCAATTCCGATAGCTGCCCGGATGCACGCCCGCCCGAAAGAAGATGTCCCTGATGTTCCCCGTCTTCTGGCTCTCAACCATGCAGAGCTTCAGGACGCGCGCGAGCGTCTTGTCGATCCTCGGGTCTGGCTCGGTCAAATTATGGGCGCCATCCTTTGTCTTCGACCAGGCACGAACATCAGCCTCGAGGACGCGGTACTGACGCTTCCCCCTGTGCTCGACCCATCGCGCGGAGACGCGGCCTGTTTTGGCCAGCCGGGCGATATGGCTGGGGCTTGTGTTGGCGATCCAGGCGGCGGTCTTTGTGTTGATCCAACCCTTGTCAGCGGACTGGTCGGAACGCATCGTCATGCTCGATCCCCCTTTTGATTTCGTGATGCATTTTCAGCAGCACCTTGTCCGCATTGACCATTGCGATCGAGTAGTTAACGACCGCGACGCTGCGGCCGAACATGGCCGCGATGCCCCTCTGGGTAGCGGTGCGGATCATATCGTAGGCCAGGGCGATGGCGACCGCTCGGACCCGCGCGATCTCGGTGGTTCGACGCCGCGACCGCAGATCGTTCGCGGTGACGCCAAACCGCTTTTCAATATCGGCGGCGATCACCCGCCAGGCCTTCTCCTCGGCCGACTGCACGTCATGCATTGGCGGCTCCCTCGCTCTGCCGCGCAGCAATGACGCCCGCGAGCACGGACGCCAATTTCGCGGCGTTTCCCTCGGTGAGCATGAGCGTCAGATCATCAATTTCAATGACCATTGCGTCAAGCGCAGCGGTTTTGTCCCCGGTCTCGAGCGGGTAGACGTACCGCGCGGCGATGCTGGTCGGGCTCGGGTACAGTAAATTGCAGGAATATCTGATTATCATAGAAAACTCCCTTTCTCTGGCCTCATCAGGCGCCGCATGACGGCGCGACCGGGGTCTCCCCGGTTTCGTCCTATTGTCAGATCCTCTCAATGTCATGGAAAAGCGCGGGCCGACCGGCGCGCTGTTTGAACTGCTCGCGCGTCACCAGTGCGAGCGCAGCGCCATCGTCTTCGTCGCTGAGCCAGGACGAGACCAACACCCGGTCCTTGTCCCAGGACCAGACGCCCGCATGCACGGGGATCGGTTCCCCGCCGTAGGTCGGGAGGTCGGAGAAGTCGAGCGCCTCCCAAGCCTCCGACGTGAGCAGCTTGTCGACCTCGAGGACGCGGGTCCAGAGGTCGGCGAGGTTATGCGCCTCCTCGATGTACTTCATCGCGGCGCGGGTGATGCAATAAAGTGCTCCGTGCATGACAATTCTCCCCTTACGCGCTCAGAAACACGCCCGCTTCGTGCGGGTTGTACCAGCCCGCGGTCGCGGCGCGGCACGCGGCAATCTCGGCGTTCATCCAGGCGATAGCGGCCTCTCCCCCAGGCTCTCCCGCGCGCCATCGCTCATAGGCCTCGAACGCGGCCCGGTAGTCGGTGATGCCCGCTGCCGAGAGGACTTCCCGCGCAGCCTTCTCCGCGCGGTACGTGTCATTTTCATCGTGCTCGCCGTAGCGGTCGCCCCACCAGTCAAGTGCGAGTTCGCTCATCGGTCTCTCCCTTTCTCGCCGGAACATCCGGTAGCCCCATATACGCGATATCCTATCATGATATGTAGGGTATTATCGCATAGCTGGCCGCGCGCGGTAATCTATTATCGCATGGCTCGATCCACCCGACAGCGCTCGATCGATCGCATGTCAGCCGTGCGGGCGCGAGACCTGGCCGCGCGTGATCGGCGTCGCGTAGCTCGCGCGTGCCTGGGGAAGCTCGATTGCATGGGGCGGCCTGGTCGGCGCCCAAAACGAAAGGGGGAGGCATTGCTACCTCCCCCCCCTAGGTCGCTTGCGTGCTGCTAGGCGACGAACACAATCAGCGCGCAGATAGCCGCCATCATGAACAAGAATGCGAGACCGTCAATGAAAGCTCGGAGCATGTTCAATTTCCCTTTCTCACAGGATAAATCCCTCACCGGTGATATCGGCGCGCGCCATCCGCTTTGCGGCCGGACCTTTCGGAGATAGGGCGACGACGACGCCCGGCGGGTCAAGGTGACGCAAATCGTGTTCGTCGCCGTTGATTGCGGCGTACCCGCACCATTGCTCTAGGTAGCGCCCATGTTTCGGATTGTGACGCCGAGACACGACGGCCACATTGACCCCGCGATCCAGCAGCATCAATGCCCGTTCACTGTTCCCGTCAGCGCGTGAGAACGTGAGGTGATAGTTCTGGGGAAGCGGCCGCTCGAACCTCTCCCAGCGCTTTGTATAGTCGGTGAACTGTACGTCGCGAAACGCCGCCATCATGTTCGGATATTGTGTGCCTCGCCACGTCACCGGGACGCGCTCGAACGGTATGTCGGTCGAACCGTTGAGCCTCACGCAAACCCGCAAGCCGAGACGCTGACCTTGCCTTTCAAGGCGATCGATCGATCGGCATAGCATGGCCATATAATTCGGCCGATCGGTAATGTAGGCGCGTGCCTTGGCGATGCGGGAAAGGCGAACCGCGTTCATGTCGCTCGGATCCGCAACCATCGAGGCTTGCCCGGCTTGCCAGCCGAGGCACAAGGCCTCGCATTGTGGCGTAGAGCGAGCGCATAGATTGAAGCCGCTGAGGCTGGCGGGAGCCATGTAGTGGATCCCGTTAATCCACCCAAAATCGGCGGCTTTCGCGGCTTTCGGATTGTCGGTGCTCAAGAGGCGATCATAGGTGATCATGCGTCGTCCCCCGTAGGAAGCAAAGGAACAATCCATCCCCTGATCGTCTGTCCGTTGTCCTCATCAATCCACTCTCCGAGAGTGACGTTCTGGCCTAACTCCCATCCGTTATCGCTCATGCGGTACTCGGTAAAGTAGTTCTCGGCGACGATGTATGCCCACTCGGAGCATGATGCGCGGCCAATAACAACTTCGCCTTCAAGGGACACGGGAAGGCGAGGCTTCGCCGCTTCGGCCAATAGCGCATCCCAACTGTCAGTTTCGAAGACCGGGCATCCATCGGCCGTCGTTAGACCGAAACGGGGAACGCTAGGGCATTCACGCTGATCCGGATCCGCGTAGTCGATAAACACGCGCATCGTTTCGCCGCTGTCAGCGACGAATTGAAACGACGGGCATGCGTCATTCGCCCATGACGTTTCGACCCATCCCGACGGTATCGGCGGGAAGTCAGCTAATGGGTAGTCCCTAAAGATCGAGTGATTCATCGAAACCCCTTTCGAGCGGCGGAATTGCCATCGCCTTTATGACGCATGACGCGACCGAGTGCAAACGGTTTTCGGGTCCGATTGCGAGAAATGTAGGGATCAAAGAAAAGACGCCCTTCCTCTATCCCTCATACCCGCAAGGAAGAGACCTCTAGAGGGAGAGACGCTAAGGGAGACAATGCCGCTCTAGCTGTTCCGTCTCCGGTCTCGCGACCTATCGCGACCAGGTCGATGCTGCGGTGCGACATGTCATCGCGCAATCCTTGTTGCAGCGCACAACGGCCGGCCGTTCGAGCTTGAACCCGCCGCGCCCCGCGCCCCTCCCGCGCCCGCTCGCGCCCAGGCTCGCCGCCCTAGCCCACCCCGATCGCCGTCCGATCGCTCTACCGCACGCCCAGGCGCGCCCTTGCCGGTCTTGCCTCGCCCGCGCGCGTTGACCCTTGCCGGATCGACAGGGGGGAGGGGGAGGGGGTCGAGAACGGCGGCAAAGCAGGCCACCCCCCCTTTGGGTTTTGACAAGCGCGAGTGCAGAGGCTACGGGCATGTCCTCACGCTTGGCACGGAGGAGGTGTCGCGATGTATAAAAAAAACCAAATACCGATCCCTCGGCTTTACCGTCACACGCGCGGCTACTCGAGTGCGGTTGAGATTGGCCGCGACGTTGAGCTATTGCGAGTGCTGTGGGAGGCTGGTGCTGGGGAGTACTGGCTTTGGCGGCGGTATGGGGTTGGTGGGCGTGTTTTGGGGGAGTTGAGTTCTGGTTGGGATCTTGGGAAGCGGGAGGCTGTGATGCGCAAGGATGGGGATGGTCCTGTGAGTGTTGGTGGGTATGGGGGTGGCTTGGCTTTGTGGGTTGATCTGTTGGCTGGGGTTGAGGAACCGAATTGGGGTCGGGGGTTTCCTTTTGGGGAGATGGCACGGGCGTTGGAGGCTATTGAGGGGGGGATGCCGATTCAGATGGCGTGTGAGTCGGCTGGGGTTGAGTTTTCGCGGCTGGTTGAGTGGCGTCGGCGTGAGCCTCGTTTGGATGGGATTGTTCGTCGTGCTCGGGCTTTGGCTGCGGCTCCTTTGGTTGCGAAGGTTCGTGGGAGCGAGGATTGGCGTGCTGCGGCCTGGTTGCTTGAGCGGAGTGCTGCTCGGGAGGAGTTCCGGGAAGAGCAGAGGGGTGGGGAGAAGCTTGTGATTGAGATCAACGTTGCTCGAGACGAGTCGATTGCGGCGCGTGCTGGGGTGATTGATGTGACGCCTGGAGGCAAGGATGGCGACGTGGTCGTTGGACTACCGTCCGAATGAGAAGCAGACGGTTCTGCATGCGGTACGGGCGCGGCAGATTTTGTATGGGGGTGCTGCTGGGGGTGGGAAGAGCCATGCGTTGAGGATGGATGGGCTGATTAGCTGCCTCCAGAACCCTGGCTTGCAGGCGTACTTGTTTCGGCGGACGTACCCTGAGTTGAAGGACAACCACCTGATCCCGATCCAGCAGATGGGGATCCCGCCTGAGGTGGCGACGTGGAAGGAGACGGATCGGAAGCTGACGTTTTACAACGGGGCGTTCTTGCAGTTTTGCTTTGCTGAGGATCTGGCGGACATCTTCAAGTACCAGGGGGCTGAGATGCACTGGTTGGGGGTGGACGAGGGGGCTTTGTTTCTGCCTGAGCAGTTGAAGTTTCTGCGGACTCGGGTGCGGTTGGGCCGGTACGTCCCGGAGCAGGATGGGATGTTCCCGAGGATTGTGATTGGCAGCAACCCTGGCGGGCCGGCGCATAACCTGTTGCGGGAGGTGTTCATCGAGCAGGCGCCTCCGATGCACATGTTTTCGGATCGGACGACGGCGACGAAAAAAAGCAAGGGGTGGAAGAGCATCTACATCCCGGCTCGGATGGACGACAACCCTTACCTGGACGTGGAAAGCTATGAGGGAAGCTTCACAGCCTTGTCAGCAGAGCGGGCAAAGGCTTTGCGAGACGGCGACTGGGATGTGGTGGCTGGGGCAGCACTCAGCATGCTCGAGCGTGGGAAGCATATGGTACGGCACTTCAAACCACCCCGGCACTGGACACACATCATGGCTATGGACTGGGGGACAGCCAAGCCTTTCTCGATCGGCTGGTACGTGGTGAGCGAGGGGGCGGTATTGAAGGCGAAGGAGGGGTATCCTGAGGTTCGGTTGCCCAAGGGGGCGTTGGTGCGATTTGCCGAATGGTACGGGTGGTCTGGAGAGGCTGACATTGGATGCCGGATGAGTAGCTCGGAGGTTGCGCGGGAGATTGTGCGCATCGAGCAGGAGATGGAGTTGCCGCCGATCGATGTGCGGGTGGCGGATCCGCAGATGTGGGCGAGCCAGGACGGCCCATCGCCGCAACAGAACATGAGAACTGCGACAAGCGGCAAGCTGACGCTGCGTCAGGGCCGGCGCGATCGAAAGGCGAACTACACGGAGGTCATCGATCGGTTGAATGGCAAGCCGGATGACGATGGCGTTGTGAGGCCGATGTTCTATGTGACCGACAATTGCAGGCATTTCTGGCGCACGGTGCCTGGCCTGGTGCTTGACACCATGGAGCCTGACAAGGGGCCGGCGACGCGCATGCAAGAGGACCATATTTACGACGAGGTCGCGTTTGGATTGGCCACTTTTGCTGGTGTTATGACGCGCGAAGACAGGTATAATCAGGAAATGGCCGAGATGGCGCAGGAAATGGGGGCCGTGATCCGCGACCCTTACGCCGTGCGGTCTAGAAGGGGCAAATGATGGAAGATTTCATTGAAGCGCTGCGCGAGATGCGGGCGCCGTTCCGGCTTGTTGACGTGATGGCTGAGACGGGGCTGGGCCGGTACTTTGCGACGCGAAACCTGACTGCGTTGGTGCAGCAGGGGGTTTTGTTTAAGCAGAACATTGACAGCGATGACGGCCGGATGACCGTGTACAACTTTGCCGGCAAGCTTGCTTACGACCCAGAGGACCGGTGGAGCGAGCGGATGCGCGGCAAGCGGTACGAGGACATGCGCTTTAAGGTGAGGGCTGTGGCATGAACCGTCTGTTGAGGTTCTTCGTGCCGCAGGGTGCACCGCATCAAACCGGAGAGGCTCTTGCAAGCGCGTTCTTTGGCGCAGAACCGGCTCGGCATGTGTGGTTGGACTGGGGTGTCGTGCCGCGTGGCGAAAGCTTGGCGGTAAACAACATGCACTACGGCATTCTCTACGGCGGAGAGCAATTAGCTGCCCTGTGCGACGAGGCTGGCCGGAACTGGATCCACGTCGATCATGGCCACTTTGATCGCTCCTCGAGCCCTACGGCACTAGATGGCTATTATCGGTTTTCGTCGGGAAGCCAGGCCAACAGGTTCAAAACGCCGACTACGCGGGATACGTTGCGGTTCCGGCAGTTGATAGACCGTGGCGTGTTTAAGCTGCTTCCGCCGATCTCGTTCGACCGTTCACGGTTCATTGCCTACCAGCCGCCCAGCCAGTTCATGCGGGACTATTATCGGTTGCCGCCTGACTTCGACGTGATGTGGATGCGTCGGGCGCAGGATCTTGCGCCGGATTGTGAGATCAAGGTCGTGCCCAAAGGGGCAAAGGACAATGCGTTCTACCAGTCGATCGGCGGGTTTGTGAGCTTCAACAGCACGGTTGCGGTTGAGTGCTTGCAGCGTGGGATCCCGATTATGATGACCACGGCGACCAGTTGGTGGGACAAGGAGTTTACGTATGCCGGTCGGGAGCGAGAGGTTGCTCTTGCCTACCTTGCTGGCCGGAACTTCACGGTTGAGGAGATGGAGTCTGGCTTGGCTCTGTTTCACATGATCGAGAACGGCGAAATCAAGCTGAAAGGGGTGACGCAATGATCAAGGCGAAGTCGGCCAAGGCCAAGGGCCGGAAGCTTGAGAAATGGATTGAGGACAGGATGACCGATTTGGGCCTGATGGCTCGCCGGCAACCTGGTTCTGGGGCGTTTGATGCTTTCCCGCACGATGTCGAAGCCGTGCTGAAGGACGGCACGCGCGTGCTGGTCGAGGCAAAGCAACGCAAGAAGGATGCGTGGGCGACTGGGGAGCGGTGGCTTGGGCGGGCGGATGTTCTGGTTGTGCGGATTGATCCTGAGCCGTTCAAGCCCGAGAACGAGCCCAGGGTTTACATGAAGTGGTCCACCTTTGCGCGGCTGGTGCAGCGATGATCATCAACGACTATGCCCAAGCAAAGGGGCTTTCCCCCTTGAAGCTCAACCTTGGCTGCGGAGGGCGCCCGTTGCCAGGATGGGTCAACATCGACAAGTACGATTACGACCCCGCCGACACCAGCAGAACAGGCTCGGTCTACGACGTGAAGGCTGACATCTGCGATTTGCCGGTCAGGGATGAGTCTGTGGATCAGATTTTGCTTGTCCATGTAGTCGAGCATTTCCCCCGGTGGCAGACGATTGACAACCTCAAGCACTGGGTTGCAAAGCTGCGGCCTGGCGGCTTGTTGATTGTTGAAATGCCGGATCTCGACAAGTGCATCGAGTGGTATCTAAAGGGGCGTTCTGCGCCGCACATTCAGACCCCGATCGGTTTGCAGAACATGGGCCGCACCCAGTTCTACGGGAACCAGTGGGACCGGCTGGACTACGAGACGCACAGGTACGTGTGGACCGTCACGGAGTTCATCCGCGAACTGAACCATGCCGGCTTCTGGATCAAGGAAGCCAGCCATGACGCCAAATACCACCAGAAGGGGCGCGACATGTGGGTGGTCGCGGAGAAGATCCAATGAGCACTTTGCCGCTGTATAAGGAGATGCATGCCAAGGGGTTCTTCCCAGGCCACTCCACGAAGAAGAACTCAGCCACGATTACGGCTTTGATCGACAAGTACGGCGCCCAGACGCTTCTGGATTTCGGCTGTGGCAAGGGCATGCAGTACCATGAGGCAAAGCTTCATGAGGACTGGGGAGTGCCGATGCCGACTTTGTATGACCCTGCGGTCCCTGGCATCGATGTTCTTCCGAATGCCCTGGCGGTTAAGTTTGACGGGGTGATCTGCTGTGACGTGCTCGAGCACCTTGAGCTCAAGGAAGCGGCCGGCGTTATCTTTGACGTGACAATCCGCGCCAAGGCGTTCGCTTTCTTCTCGATTGCCACCTATCCAGCAAAGAAAACACTGCCAGACGGCCGCAATGCGCATCTGCTGATTCGCTCTGAGGATTGGTGGCGCGGGTTCATGGAAGCCACGGCTCGTTCTGGTCCAGAGATCGTCCTCGAGTTCGATCACGGAGGCAAATGATGGATCCGTTCCCGTACTGGATTGGCTACGACACACGGGAGAAGGACGCTTTTGATGTCTGCTCTTTCTCTTGCCAGCGGAAGACCACGTACCCCTTGGTGGTGCGCGCTCTGAAGCACAAGGAACTGCGCACCGACCACACGTTTACCCGCAAGTGGATGACCGACGAAAACGGGCGGATGATTGATGCGATCGATGGCCGGCCGTTCTCGACGGAGTTTGCGTTCACGCGGTTCCTGGTCCCTTACCTTCAGCGGTACAAAGGCTGGGCGCTGTTTACCGATTGCGATGTCTTGTGGCTGGACGACATTGCCAAGCTTATCGAGGCTGTGGACGATCGGTTTGCCGTGATGTGCGTGAAGCATAACCACATCCCGCGCAACAAGGTGAAGATGGACGGCCAAGCGCAGCAGCCGTATCCCCGCAAGAACTGGTCTTCGGTGATGCTGTGGAACTGCGGCCATGCCGCCAATCGCGCTCTCACGCCCCAATACGTCAACACTGCGACGGGAGGGCAGTTGCATGGATTTGAGTGGCTCAAGGACGAGGAAATTGGTGGGCTGGAGCATGGCTGGAACTTTCTGGTCGGCCATACGCCGGCATCGATCAAACCCAGGGTGATGCACTTCACCGATGGCGGGCCTTGGTTCGAGAACATGATGGAGGCGCCATACGCCGGATGGTGGATGGCTGAGTTCGATCACATGCTCAAGGAAAAGGGGAAGTTTGAATGAAACTTTTGGTTGTTACGAGCTGGTCTGAGACCGGCTACGAGCTTTATGGGCGTCGGTTTGTCGAGACCGCGCGCCAGTGGCCGAAATGCATGGAGCTTCTGGTGGTGACAGATGCCATGCTGCAAGACGACGTTGCATTTGCTGCGTTTAAGGAGCGGCATGCAGATCGCAGAATGGATGCGTCGCTGCCAGAATACGACTATCGGCAGGATTTGCTGCGTTTTTGCCACAAGATTTATGCATTGAAGGCTGGCGTCGATCGATCGGACGGCTACGACTATCTGATTTGGCTGGATGGCGACATCGAGACGCGGAAGGCGCCAACTAGCGAGTTCCTGCTCAAGATTTGCCCGCAGGACAAGGATGGCGCTTTGCTGTCGCGCGCCGGCAGCGCTCCGCACCCCGAATGCGGGTTCATGTCTTTCAACCTACGGGCAAAGGGGTTGGACTTTCTGAGGTCGTACATCGACTTCTATGAGACCGACCAGATCTTGCAGCTTTCTGAGTTGCACGACAGCCATGCGTTCATGGCCATGCTGGTGGCGCACATCCAGTCCAAGGATTCAGTCTGGGAGGATCTTTGTCCGGTAGGGACTGGTCCGCACGGGCTTGATGCTTTCGAGGCCTCGATCCTGGACGAGTTCTTCGTCCACAAGAAGGGCGCCCGCAAGGCCGACATGACTAACGCCGAGATCCTTGCCAAGCTTTTGGATGGCAGGACCGCTCGGGTTGTGCGCACCGATCAAGTGCCTGAGACCATTGAAGAAGATCTGGTTGTGTTGCACTGCACAATGAGGCCGGTGGAGGAGATCTCGGCGGCGATTGCCAAGCTTTCTGGCAAGCAGATCATTTACCACGGCTGGTATTCGCAGGATGTTGCCGGCCGGCACGTTGATACGACCCGGTTTGGCGTGAACAACGTCGTCACGGACCTGGTGGCTTTCGAGAGCATCGAGGTCGTGCCAGAGGGTGGGTACGTCCACATTGCGGTGCCTCGAGACTTTGCGTTCGATCCGTCCTTGCCCGTGTTCCGCGCGCGGCCGATGGGGGTCGTGACCAAAGACCAGATGAAGAAGATCACCCAGGGGAGCTACACGACCAACATGCTGGTTCAGACGCAGAACTGTGTGTCGAACGAGCAAATCCAGGCCAACATCCAGGCGAACCTGTCGTTGATCCCCAAATGGGTTCGGTCGGTGCTTCCTCATCGCAAGCGGGCGATTATCGTTTCTGCCGGCCCATCCCTTGAGATGCCCGAGACTTTGGCTGCGATCCGCAAAGAGGTGCAGGACGGGGCAGTTCTTTTCTGCGTGAAGCATTCGCACGGCAAATTGCTACAGAAAGGAATTATCCCCTTTGGCTGCGTCATGCTTGACCCGCGCCCCCATGAAGGGGTCTCAACGCATGGGGAACAAAGGGCGGATCTTCTGCCGGCGGCGTACCCTGGCGTGCGATACTTCGTGGCATCGATGGTCGATCCTTCGACCACCAAGCGGCTGCTTGAGACTGGTGGCGATGTTTGGGGCTGGCATGCGGCTGTTGGGGCAGATGAGGTGAATGTCCTTCCTGATGACCACCGCAAAATGCTCATGGGGGGAGGATCATCGTCGGCGGGCCGCGCTATGATCCTGGCGTGGCAGTTCCTCGGGTTCAACTCGATCGGGCTCTATGCGTTTGACTCCTGTCACCTAGACGAGAGCAAGATCGACAAGAACGCGAGGCACCAGGACGGGACCGAGAAGTACTTTGCTATGGAGGTCGGGGTCGGCACTGAGAAGAAGATGTTCTGGACCGATCGGGACATCCTCTGCCAGGCGCAAGACTTCACTCGGTTCCTTCAAGAAGTGCCTTGGATCCATTGGGATGCGCATGGACCAGGGATGGTGGCGTGGCTGTGGCAGAACTCCAAGGGGCGGTTGCCCAAGTTTGAGGAAGCGTTCGGATGACAGACCGCAAGTGGCGAGGCGACAGCGAAAAGGTTAAGCGCCGGAAGCGGCAAGCCCTTTCTGCGTTCCTGGTCAATGTTGCGGAGAGCCTCGGGGCTGAAGAGCGCCGGCAGATTGCTCAGGTCTGCCTTGAGGACTTTGAGTCCGATCGCCAAAGCCGTTCTGGCTGGGATGCCATGCATGCCGACTGGGTGGCCGTCTACAACCAGCAGGATCATGCCATTTCCCGCCCCTGGGAGGGCAGTTCAACCGAAAGTCTCGGCTTGCTGACAGAGGCCTGCAACAGCTTCCAGGCCAGAGCATACAAGTCGTTCTTCCCGTCTCGGATGCCCGTGGCGGCAATCCCTGTCGGAGAGCAGGGGCCGGATGCTGCCGCTCGGGCAAAACGGGTCGGGCAGTTTTTGCAATGGTCTCTGTTTATAAAGGACCAGTCCTACAAGGAGGACAAGGCGGCGATGCTGTTGCGCGTCGCGGTCCACGGGTCTGACTTCAGCAAGACCTACTTTGACCCGGTCATGAACAAGATCGTGGTGCGTCCTGTTCGTGCAGAGGATCTGTACGTTCCCTACAGCGCCGGTCCCGTCAACATCGAAGACGTGCAGCGCAAGACCGAGTTGATCCATCTCCCTTTGAACGAAGGGCGGATCCGTGCTGGCGAGGGGTACTTCCTTGTCGCGCCAGATCCAATGGTCATTGGCAAGCTCAGGTCGCCCATCCAAGACCAGAACGATCAGGATACCGGCATTGTCCAGGTCCAGGCCGAGAGCGAAGATTACGCCCAGATCATTGAGCAGCACCGGGATCTCGACCTTGACGGGGATGGGATTGCAGAGCCCTACAAGGTTTGGGTCGATGTCACGTCGGAGGAACTGCTCCGCATCGAGGTCCGCTACCAGGTTGATGAGACTGGCCGGCCGACTGATGGGCGGTTGCCGATCGAGGAGTACACGCACTATCGGTTCCTGGTGAACCCTGATGGCTTCTACGGGTTCGGGCTTGGCTTCATGCTGGGCAACACGAACATCGCCATCAACAAGCTACTGCGCCAGTTCATCGACGCTACGACCTTGTCAATCGCCGGCAACATGTCGGGCTTCATCTCTGAGAGCCTCAACATCAGTAAGGGGCCGGTGAAGATCGAACTTGGCTCATTCAAATCGGTTTCGGCCAGCACGGACGACATCCAGAAAGGCATCAAAACCCTTTCCTTTAGTCCGCCGCCGCCTACCGTGATGCAGGCGATCAGTCTGTTGGAGGCCAGGGCACAGCGTATTGGCGCGACAACGGATGCGGTTTCCGGTGATGTTGGCAAAGTGTTGCAGCCATCCACCGTGACGCAATTGATCGACCAAGCCTTGGTGGTCTTCACGTCGGTCCAGGAGTTCCTGCTCAATTCCTGGAGCAAGGAGTTGAACAAGATCTACCGGCTGAACAGCCTGTATTTTCGTGGCTACGAGTCGTTTGTCGTCATGAGCCCTGACGGCATTACGCAGAGCAAGGTGACAGCGGACGACTTTATCCAGGACATGATGATCCTTCCGATCGCTGATCCTCGGCTGGCGAGCCAGCAGTCTCGGTTGCAGAAGGCGCAGTTCTTGTTTGACTTCGCCACAAAGAACCCGCTGATTGCCCAGAACCCGGCAGCGCTTCTGTCGGTCTCGCGCCGGCTGCTTGAGGAGATGGAGATCGAGTCAATCGACTCCTTGCTCCCGCGCAGCCCAGAGGAAATCCCGCCGCCCGCGCCTGATCCCAAGGCAATGGCAGAGCAGCAGAAGATGCAGATGGAGGCGCAGAGGCTTCAGCTTGAGGCGCAGACTGCCCAACAGGAACTTGCGCTCGAGCAGCAAAAGCAGCAGATCCAGAGCCAGATGGAAGCGGCTCGCATGCAGGGAGATCAGATGCTCCAGCAGATGCGCATCGATGGCGAGCGCATGATGGCTCAGATGCGCCTGGAGAACGAGCGGGCTATCGCGCAGGAGAAGCTCGTTCTTGAGCGAGAACTGGCGACCATGAAGCTGCAATTGCAAGCTCAGATCGATCGCGAGAAGATCATGATGGACGCGGAGGTGAAGCGTGAGGCTGAACAGGCCAAAGCGCAGATTAACCGTGAGCAGCAGCAAGCTGCGGCGCAATCGACTGAGAATGGGGCCAAGCAGATGGTAGAGATCATGAAGGTGGTCACGACTGCCATGAGCGGACCTAAGGAAGTCAAGATCGTGTCGCAGCCTCGCGAGGTCATCATTAACCACAAAGGCGACAACGGGTCGTCGGAATAATTGCAGCGAAAGGTTAGGACATGGGCAAGAGCCGCGACTTCTCGAACGACTTCCTCAAGTTGTTCTTCAACGGCGGGGCCATCGCCAACCTGGCGCAGAACACCGCCACGTCGCCACTGACAGACCTTTGGTTTAGCCTCCACAGCGCAGACCCTGGCGCGACGGGCAACCAGACGACTAACGAGGTCAGCTACACATCCTACGTCCGGGCTGCGGTGGCGCGCACGTCGGCTGCGTTCGTGGTGTCTGCCAACACGGTGCGCTTGGCCGCGAACCTGGACTTCGCCGCCTCGACGGGCGGTGCGGCCGTCTCCGCAACCTTCTTCAGCGTGGGGAAGGGGAGTAGCGGGGCCACGCAGATCCTGTATTCTGGCACCCTGACGCCTGGGATCTCGATCTCCAGCGGCACGACCCCTCGCATCAACTCGGGCCAGATCATCACGGAGGACTGACGTGGCAGACAACGTCGGCATCACCCCAGGTTCTGGGGACAAGGCCGCAAGCCGGTCGGTCACTTACAGCGGCGAGACCGCTCAGGTTCAGATCGTCGGCCTGTCCGTTGTCTCCGGTCCCGATGACGCCAAAACGGTCGAGGATGTCAGCGCGGCCGCCCCTCTCCCTGTCCGTATGGATCAGGGGCCGGGCGCTCTGGTCACCGAGAACGGGGCGTTGAGGGTTGACCCGACTCAGGTCAACGAGCAGGCCCAGGAGGTTCTCAACGCCACTGGTCTTAAGAGCCTGGGCGACGAGCCACTCCAGATGGTTGGTTTGCACCCCAGCTTCCCCTTGCCCATCGACACGGCCATGCCGATGCCGGTTGCGGGGCGCGATCCTGTCGGCGCGCAGCGGCAAGTTTCCGTTAATGCCAACGGCGAAATTATTGTTGCTGCGCCTTCTGATGCATCTGGAGTTGAAAAGTCTTTTGCTCGGCTCAGTTACGCAACTGTCGGGCTTCCTCAATTTGATGTTTACGATACAAAAGGGTACGCGGCTGCTTTTATCTTGTATGAGAAAGGCGGTAACAACTTTGTAGGAGTTGAATTTTCAAACAACCGCACAAACTGGGTCCAGGGCTTGTGGTATGTAACTTCTGGAATTGTGAATAGCGGCACCGGAACGTGGCAGTATGGAATCAACCCAAGCGGCACCTACAATATTATTGTGCCGTGCTACGCAAGGTATATGAGATTTGCATCGAACGTAGGTAGCGCAGAAGCAACTGCATTTACAGTGACTTTGAAAGCAGTTTGCAGCGTACCTATACCAATTACAGGGCAAGTGGTGGCTTCTAACATCACGCAGATTGCCGGAACCGCCGTCTCGACGGGCTTCGCCCAACTTGGCGTCAACGCATTCGGCCCTACTGCCCCAAACGCGGCTCATAGCACCAACAACCCGGTGCAGATTTCCGGTTCGGACGGTACGTTCGTGCGGCGCATCCTGACCGATGTCGCGGGCAACACCCAGGTCGTCGGAGGGCTGGTCGCGGGCGCGTCTGCCCTTCTCAGCACCACCGGAGTGCGCCCCGTTCAGCAAGGGGTGCTGGACGGAGAAGGCCGCGTCCGCCATGTGGTGGGGACGCCCAGAGGGCAGATCAACGTCCGCCAGGACGACGCCACCACCACGTCGGAAGCTGGCGTGATCGATGCCCTCAACGATGTGGTGCGAGAGCTAAAGCTGCTCAACGCGCGCATCGGAGATCTTCCCTATTGGCTAGGCGTCGGTGCGGCGATGCCTGATGACGCCTCAACCTTCCGCGACGATCCCTACCTTTTCAACCAGTAAGGAGACTACCAATGCTTGTTCAAGGCACGACCGGCCCGGTCAACTTCGGAGATGGCGTCAACCCGCCGCTGCGTCAGGGCCGACAGGGTGACGTGATGGTTTCGGTTCTGCACGGCGAGATGTACGAGCAGAATTATCGCGGCAACTTGTTCTTCACCGGCCACACCGGTCTCACGGCGCTTTCGGCCAACACGATCACGCTGACGGCGACGACGACCCCGATCCTCGGCGTCTACAACCCGGCCTCTTCGCCCGTCAACCTCGTCATGCTGCACGGGATGCTCAACGTCGTCGCGAACAACCTGACCAGCGGCGCGGCTCCTGGCGCGTTCATGTGGGCGGTCAGCACGGGCAACAACGCGATTTCCACTGGCCTGACCCCGTACAACGCCAAGAGCCTCGTCGCCGCCGGATCGCAGGGTCGCGGTTTTGCCGGTGCAACCGCGTTGACCGGCCTGACCAACAACCTCGTCATCGCCGCCGGGTCGAACTTCAACAGCCCCACGGGCCTGACGTACACGACCCTTGGCAGCACCGCCCTGCTGACCCCGTTCGGCGGATTCGAGAACTTCGACGGCTCGATCATCGTCCCGCCGGGTGGCGTGCTGGCGCTGCTGAACACGACATCCTCGACGGTGTTCAGCGCTTACGGTCGCTTGATGTGGGAAGAAGTTCCGATCTGAGGCGCGGGATGATGACCATTGATTACATGCTTTCGATGGCCGAGAGGCGCTTGGCGCAATTGGAACTCGCCAAGCGCAACTCGGAGCAGAGCGGCGACCTTAGCGCCGTGCTGGACATCAACGACCAGATCATCCAGACGCAGGACACCATCGCCAAGCTGACGCCCCTGGCCTGACTTGGGGGCATAAGGCGGCCGCCGGGAGCATGTAGTGGCAGGCATACAGGGCCTTCTATTCCTTTTCGGCGGCCTCCTCGGCCAGGGTGGCGTTGCTGCGGCCAACGCCTCCGCAACTGGCACCAGCACGGTTGACGCGACGGCTTCTGCAACTGCGAGCGCAGACGCGTCGGCGGTTGGCACAAGCACAGTTGCAGCAGTCGGGTCCACTGGTGGGGCGGTAGCCGCTGCTGATGCTGCGGCAACGGGCGCAAGCACTGTTGCGGCAAGCGCCACGGCAGTTCTCGGAACTGACGCCTCCGCAACCGGCACAAGCATAGTCGCCGCCACCGCATCCCGCACGCAGTCTGCCGATGCACTGGCGGTCGGCACTAGCACCGTTGACGCTGTCAGCGCTCGCGTTCAGGCGGCAGACGCCAACGCAGTCGGCAGCAGCACGGTCAATGCCGTCACCCCAAGCGTTGCGGCGACCTCCGCATCGGCAACTGGCCAGAGCATTGTCTCGGCAGAGGCGCGGATCGTTGGCGGCGCGGCGTCGGTCCCGCAAAAGTTTGCTCGGTGGGCATCTTATCAGCGCAAGCCAGGGTCGTTCCTGCGCCAGGTCAGCCCAGGTGTTTACCTTCGTGCCGGCACTGATGAACCGCCTGTAGTCGTTGTCAACGATCGCGAGCTTGGGCCAGCCGCAGATCTTCGCGGCGATCGACTTGCCGGCATGCTGGCTCAGGGCTTGGACCGCCGGGATGCGCGGAAGATCCGCAAGATCCTGCGTCGCCTTGACGAGCCTCCTGCGGCCGCTGAAGTCGAGCCTCCGAAACCGCCTACGCCACCAAAGTCCGCAGAGGCGCAGAAGCTGATCGAGGAGGTCAACGCCTCGACCAGTCGTCGGTATACGATCAGGTCTGAAGCGATCGATGAGGAGATTGCGGTCCTGGTCGCGCTTGGTATCGTGTGATCAAGGGGAGATACCCTCCCCTAAGAACCTGACGTACATTCCTCGCGAAAGGATCGCCTATGGCTAAGACCCCAGCATGGCAACGTAAAGCCGGTCAGAATCCGAAAGGCGGGCTGAACGCCAAGGGACGCGCGAGCTACAAGGCCGCGACCGGCGGCACGCTCAAGCCTCCGCGAGGGGTAGGTTGCTGAACTATCCAGATCAGATAGGCTGACCGCAACCCGGAGGCCGACATGATCCGACGCCAGAACCGCATGAAGACCAGCCCAATTGACGCCGCGATGGAGATGCTTCGCGGGCAGGGCCGCTACGGCGACACCGAACTGGCCCATGTGAACCCGCGCGAGAAGGCCATCCTCAAGGCCATGGGTGGTGCTGGCAGCCGGAACCCTCGCACGGGACTACGGGAGTATTACAGCGATGCAGACCGAGAGGCTGGGGACATGGCAACCATTGATCCGCTTGTCATGGTTTTGCAGGCTCAGAGGGCCAAGCAAAGGATTGCTGACCTTGAAGAGCTTCAGCGTATGCAGGGGTCAGTTCCCAAATGGCTCTCGGAGTATGAGAAGTTCCGAAACACACCGTGGTCCCCAACAAAGTTGCCGCCAGATCAGGAGATCCAGTTCAGGAACTGGCTGTCTGGAACAGACTGGTTTGACGAGGTAAAGAGAGAGATTGCGTCTGAGAACGGCATCGCTCCAGAGTCCATGAGCAACGATGAAGTCATGCGGATGATCCTTGAGGATGCTGACTATGACTATCGTGGTGCATGGGTTAGCAATCCTGAAATGAGCCGTAGCCAGTACGACAACCGCATCCATTGGTCGTCAAGAACTCCTAGTGGTAAGATGCTCAAGTCTCCAGAGCATCCTACCGCTTGGAAGGAGTTCTTCATGTCGGAGACAGGGCAAGATCCAGATTCTCTCGGCTTTGGTTCGATTGAGGAGGCACGCTCCTACAATCCACGCGGAACGACTATTTCGGAGCAACTGCAGTCTGTTCCCGTGTACCCAGAAGAAACTTTTTGAGGAGATTCAGATGCCCAAGACACCAGCGTGGCAGCGCAAGGAAGGCCAGAACCCAAAAGGCGGCCTCAACGCCAAGGGAAGGGCCAGCTACAAGGCCGCGACCGGCGGCACCCTCAAGCCCCCGCAGCCCGAAGGTGGCGCGAGGAAACGGTCATTCTGTGCCCGGATGAGCGGCATGAAAAAGAAGCTGACCTCGGCCAAGACTGCGAACGACCCCAACTCCCGCATCAACAAATCCCTCCGCGCATGGAAGTGCTGACATGAAGAAGCCGATCTGGGATCGCGATCGCCCTAAGTCTCTTGGCAAGTCCAAGAAGCTGTCTCCCGCCCAGAAGTCTTCGGCCAAGGCAGCGGCTAAGGCTGCCGGCCGTCCTTACCCCAACATGATCGACAACATGCGAGCGGCGAGGAAGAAGTGAAGCTTGACGCTGACGAGATCGAGTTCTGGCGCCGGCATCCTGTAACGCAGGAGATGATCAAGGCGCTGAAGAAGGAGGATCCGCTCCACAGGTATCGTGGGGCGAATGACCTTCTGAGCCTCGGCCGCGCTCAGGGATACGACATGGCGTTGATGACATTGGGCCGCGTGATCCAAGACCCCAACCTATTGGTGTGACATGAACCGCAGCATGAAGCTTGCAGAAGCCCTTGAAGTCATCCGTCAATACGGACGAGGGAAAGACACTGAGGTGGCGCATGTCATGCCGCGTGAGAAGGCGCTTCTGAAGGCCTTGGGTGGCCGTGGAAGCATCAACCCCAGGACAGGCTTTCGAGAGTACGAGGTGGATGGCGAAAGCGACGCTGGTGGCGGTGAGGGAGGCCAGACTGATGGCATGGGGGGTTTTGATTCTGCTGACGAACGATCGGCTGGTCCGTCTGATTTTGGCGGGCAACTTGGTGGCTACATGGAAAGCGCATCTGCTAGCGCTCCTGCGCCGGTCGAACTGTCGCAAGATCCCCTCCAGGGTGGAGCCATTGAGCGTGCGCCGCTTGGTCCGCCCACATCGCTTTATGGCGACTTCATCAACGCGCCAGTTGTGCAGGAAGAGCAAAACGTACTTGACCGCTTGAGCGCGCCGGCTGCGGTCCCCACCGTCGGAGACATTGAGCTCGCCACGGGCATTACTGCGCCAGCCCCTGCGCCCGACATACGGGACTTTGAGCAGTCGATCGCTGCGGGATTGCCCACTCCTGCACCCCAGCCAAGCTACCTCGACCAGGTCTTGAACGCGCTAAACACTGGTCCTGGCATTGCCGGTGCTGTCGTTGGAACCCCGGCTGGGTTGTTGGCTCAGGCTATGGAGAACATCAACAACGCCTATTTTGGCGGGCAGGCTCGCGCATTCGGCGGCACTGAGGAAACGGGGCCACTGCAGGCATCCCTCGGGCCAGAGGGTCTGAACGAGTCTGTTGCGCCGGCAGCGATATCTGGTGAGCCTGCGCCGGCATACATCCGTCCTGCGGCGCAAGAGGTTCCGGACTTCCTTTCCGGCTATCTTTCTCCTGGCCTCACGGATTTGCAGCGTCGCGCGTTGATCAGCACGCTTGGGAGCCAAGGCGTTAACCCGCTGTTCCGCAGTCGTCCTGTCCAGCAGTTCTACGCATCGATGCTGGCAAGAGAATTGGTCAATCCGCAGAACCAATTGGCACAGACACCGTACATCCTGCCGATCGAGCAGAGGTATCTGTCGGGTGTGGTTGGCGTCCCTGGCGCACAACCACAACAGATTTACCAGGGCATACGCCCATTGCTTTCGTAAAGGGGGTGGTTTAAGTGAAGAAGAAGCCTATGAAGAAGGGCGGTCGGGGCTGCTGACCGCACGAATAGAGGCGCCGTTTTCCCCCTTTTCGGCGCTTCGGGAAGGGGTGGGATGTTATTCCTTGCGTCCCCCCCTTCTTTCTCGCCCGTTAATGCGTAGCGTCGGGCAGCGCATTGTGCGCAAAGAGGAAGGTATGAGCAAAAAACTGAAACCGCTGTTCGCGCGCGTGGTCGTGCGAGCAGAGACTATGCAGTCCACCGTCACTGCAAAATACGCGGGTCTGGCCAAGATGGGGTTCCAGGTGCCGCAGACGGTCGAAGAGAAGCAGATCCCAGACGAGGGGGTTGTTGTCTCGGTTGGCGAAACCTGTGAAGTGCTGAAGCCTGGAGACAAGGTGCTGTTCGGCAAGTGGGCCGCAAAGCAGCTTACCTTTGAGCCTGGGCTGTACGTCATGCAAGAGGAAGACATCATTGGTCTCCTCGAGGAGGCGGCATGAGCACGGAGCGCATGTCCAACCGGATCGAGATCCCTGACGATGAACCCGCGCCGCCGCCGGCCAAGGCTCAGGTTCAGCCAGAAACCGCTCCACAGCCAAAGGCGGAAAAGTCGGCGCCCGCCCAGGAACAGGACGGCGACGGTTCTGACTGGGTGGACATCGAGGATCCCAAGCTCAAGGCTCGGTTCAATCGGCTCTATCGCCATACAAAGGAGGCGAATGCCAAGGCCGAGAAGACGGAGCGCCAGGTTGCTTTGCTTGCAGAGCAGAACCGCAAGCTTCAGACGGCTCTTGAGACCTACGCTGCCCAGCAGAAGGACGCGAAGACCAAGGCGGAACTTGCTGCTTTGAAGAAGGAGGCGAAGGAAGCTCTGGCCACTGGCGACACGGATGCTTTCCTTGAGGTCAACGAACGCCTCACGGAGATCAAGCAGGAGGTGAAGAAACCTGATCCTGCACCGCAGCCTCAGAACGCCATCTCTGACACGGAGATGAAGGTTCTGAACAATTGGCAGAACCAAGTCGATGACGACGGGGAGCCGGCACGTCCTTGGGCTCGTCCTGGGCATCCTGAGTTCGCGTCGACGCAAGACATGATCCGGCGAGTCGTGAATCTCCCTGACATGCAGGATGCGCCGATCCGCGAGATCCTGGCTGAAGTCGATCGCCGGATGACGAAGGTGCTCGGCTCGGATGACATTGACGACGAAGCGCCGCGCAATACGGTGCAGCGTGCGTTTTCGTCTCCTCGAGGCGAACGGCCACGCGCGCAGGAGCGGACGACTCTGTCGGCTCAAGAGCGTATCATCGCGGAGCATATGTTCATGGGTGGGCGCGGTTCCCTTGCGCGCACGGCCAAGGATGCACATGAACTCTACGTCAAGCAGAAGCGTGCTTTGGGTAGGGTGGTTGAGGTGGAGGACTAAATGGCAGAAGATATTGAAATCCAGGGCGATGTTTCCCTGGAAGGAGCGATCCGCAAGCGTGGCGTGCGCCGCGTGGAGGAGCCGAAAAAGGGAACTCGGTCGTGGGTTCCGGCGGCGCCTCTGGGGATCAAGGCGAAGGATCCGACGAATCGACTTCGTTGGGTCCACGCGGAGCCGGCCAACATGCTCAAGAAACGTGCTGAAGGCTGGGAACGCGCAACGAGGTCCGATGCCGTACACGATCGCCCGAATGGCGTCGAGAGCGGGGTCGGGGCTCCGGCCGATGTGCTGGAGTACAGAGACATGGTTCTGATGAAGCTTCCAGAGGAAGTGGCGCGCGAGCGGGAGGCGTACTACCGCACCCAAGCGCAGCAGCAACTCTCGGGGCTCCAGAGCAGGGCCAAAACCGAAATCCGCCGTCAGACCGGAGCTACGGTCGATGGCTCAATCCAAATCGATTAATCTCAGGAGACCTTCAACATGGCTAATGCACCGTTCGGGTTCGCCCCCGTTCGGAACATGGCTGCGGGTGGTGACCTCCCGACTCGGATGTATCGAGTCACGGCTACCGGCAACACCCAGGGCCTGTTCATTGGCGACCCGGTTCGATTCAACCCCAACGGCGTCGGCATCGCTCGCGTCTCGGGCAATGCTGCGGCGAACACTCGAGTCCTGGGTGTCGTGGCGCAGATGTTCGATGACAACGGTCGCCCGCTGACCTTCAACCAACCCAACCGTGGCCCGTTCCTCCCGTCGTCTACGTCGGGCTGGGCGGCGGTCTACGACAGCCAGCAGATCACGTTCATCTGCCAGGTTGACGGCAGTGCGGCAGAGACGCTGGTCGGTCAGTACGTCAGCCTGACTGCGGCGACGAACGGTGGCAACACTGCTGCCGGCACGTCAATCATGCAGCTTCGTGCGGCGTCGGCCGATACGAGCGCGAAGATGTTCCAGGTTCTGGGCATCTCTCCGACCGAGTCGCGCGGCCTTGGCAGCTTTGCCAATGCTTCGGGCTGGGGCAATACGGACATCGATCTCGAGGTCCGCATCGCTCTCCACTCCCTGACCTCGACCTGATAGGGAGGCCATTCAATGACGACCGGAACTTCCAATCTTCCTGAACTGCTTTGGCCTGGCATCAGCACGATCTGGGCCGACACCTACCGCCGGTATCCGCCGCTCTGGAACCGCATGCTCATTCTCCGTCGGTCCACCAAGGCCTTCGAGAAGGAGCAGGGTGTGACCGGCTTCGGTCTGGCCGGCGCCAAGACAGAGTCTGGCAGCGTGCCTTTCGTTGATATGCTCCAGGGCTATCAGCGTGAGTACGTCAACCTGACCTACGGTCTCGGAACCATCATCACGCGGGAGCTTATGGATGACGAGCAGTACAACGTCATCAACAACGTCCCTCGGATGCTGGCCGAGTCCATGCGCCAGACTGAAGAGACGATCTCGGCGTCTGTGTTCAACCTCGGCTTCAGCACGATGGTTGGCGCGGATGGCGTGTCGTTCTTCAACTCGGCGCACCCGAATGTGCGTGGCGGCACGCAGCGTAACATCCCCGCTGTGGCCTCCGACCTTACCCAGGCCTCCCTGGAGCAGGCGTACATCGACATCCACGACTGGCAGGACGATTCGTCCCTCAAGATCAATCTCATGCCAGAGAAGCTCCTGGTTCACCCGTCCAATCGGTTCGTCGCCGAGAAGATCCTGGGGACCAAGTTCGCCGTGGGAAGCGCTGACAACGACATCAACCCGATGGCCGGCCAGCTCGACCTGATCGTCAATCCGTTCTTCACGGATCCCGACGCCTGGTTCGTGCTGACGAACGCCAAGGCTGGTGCCACGTTCTACCGGCGCCGCAACGCTGAGATCTCCCGTGACAACGAGTTCGACACGGAGAACCTCAAGATCAAGACGACGGCTCGCTTTGCCGTTGGCGTCACCGACTGGCGCTACGGCTACGCTTCGGCCGGCGCCTGAGTTTCTGGCGCAGTTAAGGTGGTGGGGGCGTCCTTCGGGGCGCCCCTTCTGCTTGAGGGGGTCTACCCCACAGAACCTCCGTCCCTATGATGGCTCGACCACATCAGGGAGGCTTGCATGAGCTTCAAAACCCAGTTTAACGGTCCTGTGGCTTCTGGCCTGGACCTTGGCGCGCCGGCACTGACGACTAAGGCCTACGGTCGATTCTCGACCTGGACTCCGGTCACGACCCTGCCAATCAGCCGATACCCTGTCGCTGTGCTGCCTCCTGATGCGATCCTCCAGGAAATCAACGTTTTCAAAACCGGGACGTTCACCGGGGAGTCGGTCTTCCTTTTCGGCACTGGATCTGGTGCTACGGACAATCTGTGCTCCGTTACTGTCGGCGCCAATGGCATTTACCGTCCCCTTCAAGCCAGCACGACGGCGCAAACGACACTGCCGTATCTGCATTCTAAGGTATCTGCGGAACCGACGCCGATTTACTTCACGAACCAGCAGAACAGCGGCACGCTGACGGCCCTCACGTCGTCGGCTTGGATCGAGGTCGTCTACACCCGAGTCGGGCTTGCGGAACGCCCCGATCTCGTTGCGGCATTCAAGGGCAATGACACGACCTATCAGGGGCCTGTGATCAGCGGCGCCCAGGATGTCGGGATCCCGTCGCGCCTTTCGTTCGGCAATTTGCAGACGGTTCAACAGACCACGGCTGCTGCTGCTCCTGTGACAGCACAGGTCGTTGGCGTGCTTCCGTTCGGGGCGCATCTCGACAGCATCAACCTGTATGTGAAGACCGGCGTCACTGGCGATGCAACCGTTCGGTTCGCTGCCGGCACGGATGGCGACAACCTTGGGGCTGTCTCGGTCTCGGCGGCGCAAGTGTATTCGGTGGCGCTGACGACGGCCCTCACCACCATCCCTCGCGGCATCAACACGGGCTCTGGTCAGCCGATCCGCATGTCGATTGTCTCGGGCAATGGCGCTCTGACCAACTTCGCTGCGGTGGCCGAAATCACCTTCACCCGGCACGGCCAGTCTGAGGGCTACCGTGGCGTCTCGATGAAGGAGACGACGTTCCAAGGCCCGATCGGCAGCGGTGTCCTGACAGGCAAGTATGCGAACCGCCAGGATATCGGCTGGGGGCGCCTGTCTCGATTCACCACGACAATCCAGAGCACCAACGGTGTCGTCTCGGCGCAGTTGGCTGGCTATGTCCCAATCGGGGCGGCCCTAGTCGAGATCAACTACTACGCGGCCACGGCTGCTGCCGGAGAGGCGGTGGTTAGGGCTACCAACAGCCCGACCGTGTTTACGTCGGATGTCTATGGCTCGATCTCGGTTTCTGCTGCCGGGGTGTACCAGGTGATTTCTGCGAGCGCGCCTTCCGTGTTCGGGTTCACTGGCGTCAACCGGGCGGTGTCTGGAGCTACGGCGCAGCCTGTGTACATCAACGTGGCGGCGGTCTCTGGCAGCATTGCCGCTCTGAGCGGTCAGGCGGTCATCGAGGTCGTGTACACGCGACTCGATCCCTCCATCTACGGAGTTTGATATGAAGCCGAAACGCTGGGAGTTTTCCCTTGCCGGTACGACTACGATCTACTGGCCGACCGATTACTACATCAGCACCCAGGAATACTCGTTCAACATCCGGCAGTCTGGCGGCTCTGGTAACCTGACCACGGCAACCTCGGCAGCATGGTCGATCGATCCGGTGCTGTCACGAGGAGTCGTGAGCGCCACCTTCACTCAGGTGACGGCTGGTGCCGGGTTCCTGGCGATCCACGAAGATCCGGCGAGTTGCTTCCGGTTCACGGTGGCAGCGTCGGGCACGGCAACGGTGGAGATCGTGGCGATCCAGAGCGGACCTGAGCGCACCAAGTAATGTCCTCCTGGACTGAACGGAACAGGTGGAAGCGTGGTCGCTGGCTGGTCGTTGACGACGAGTCTGGCGAGGTTCTGTATTCGGATCAGGTCGTTCGTCGTTGGGATGGGATGTATGTCCGCAAAGACCAGGACGAGCCGATCGATCCCCAGTGGTTCATCACCTCGGAGAATGACCCCGCCGCACTTCCTTTCGTCCGACCCGACGACCCTGCTGCCCCGGCTTGCAAGACGCGCCTTGCCTATCAGAGCGACGGGATCTTTTCGCGATCGGTGGGGACGATGGTAATCGAGGAGACGTTCATAGTGTTCCCTGACGGTCGTCCTGTTGTTCGTCCGTTCCCTGGCTACAGCCTGTATGTCGGGAGTTCGATCGGCTCTCTCGAGATCGGTTGCAGCTTCGTTGTGTTCCCTGACGCCGGTCCCTACCCGCAGAAGAATTGACCTATGGCAGAGCAGGACAAGGCAACCCTCAAGCAATCGTTTCAGACGGGCGACTCGCCTACTGGAAGCGACTTCGCAAACCTGATCGACAGCCAGTTGAACTTGGCCGAAAGCGTCGAACAGACGATCAACGGAGCGGTGAACTTTGCCGGCGGCATTGCATTCGCTTCGGTGTCCGCTGCGGTGGTGAACGGGACTGCCGGGACGTTTGGGGCTCTGACGACATCGAACGCACAGATCACAGGCGGCGACATTGCCAACGTGGCGCTGTCAAACGTGTCTGGGCGCTTCGTGGAGCTTGGGTATTCGCCTGGCGTCGGAGCAACTGCAACGCAAGCCGGCGCGAAGACAGCTGCTGTGGCGATCAACGCTCTGTGCGGCACAATCACAATGAACAACGCAACGCTCAACCGTGTGACGGGCGTGTCCTTCACGATGGACAATTCTCGTCTTGGCAGCACCGACGTGATCATCGCCAACATTGCTGGGAATGCGACGAGCGCTGCCTACACGCTCAATGTGTCCAAGATTGCCGCCGGGAGTGCGCAGTTCTCGCTGTACAACCTGTTGTCTGGCACGGACCTGTCTGAGGCAGTTCAGATCCGGTTTGCGATCATCAAAGCCGTCGCGACGTGAGGTGAGTCATGGCATCCCCTTATATGACCGTCATCGAGGTCGTGAACGAGGTCTGTGACCGGATGGGGGTGCGCCGCGTCACGACGACCACGGCAAACCTGTTCACCCGCAACTGCATCAATCTGCTCAATGACGTGATCGAAGACCTGTGCGACTTCGGGACGTGGAACGAGCTACAGGCGTCTGCGGCTGTGGTGATGGTCTGCGGGCAGTCTGTCTACGACATCCCGACGACCACGCTGGGGACGGCAAAGCAGTTCATTCACTCGGTGCAGGAGGTCTACGTCTCTGGCCGAATTGCCAGCCTTGAGCCGATTGCCGACAAGAATGAGTTCCGTCTTCTGGTGCGCACCAGGTCGATTGGCACGCCATCCAGGTATGCGATTGATGGGACGGATAGCCTTGGCAACCCACGGATTGGCCTCTTCCCGCGCCCTGGCCCGACCTACAATAACAACAGCGCCTTCGTCCGGTTCCAGGTTTTGCCGCCTAAGTATGTCGCCGGCAGCGACGACAACGTGGTGATGCCGTTCCCTGGGCGAGTCCTGACGATGGGGTTGCATGCTGCTGCCATCCTTGACGAGTCTGGCGGGGTTCAGACCGACCAATACAAGGCGGCGCAGTCCCGATACTTCATCATGCGGAACAACAGCCTCGGCCGGCAGACGGCGAAGACCGGCGAGTTCACTCGCTTCCAGCCTGGAATGACGACGAGGACTTGATGGGCGAGCGGTTCTACGAGATCGGCAAGCGAGGCCTGGCGACCAACTTCGCGGAATCGGAGATCCCGATCGACTACGCGGTTCGGTTCCGCAATCGGTTTATCAATGCGGCCGGCGCGGCTGAGAAGCGCCAGGGCTATGTTGATTTCGGGGCTGCATTGCCGACGAAGGCAATCGTGACCGGCCTCCATGAATACACGGACAACCTTGGCAACGAGAACCTGTTTGCCTCTGCCGATGGCAAGGTATTCCGTTACACGGGTTCTGCGTGGGTTGAGGTGTATGCCTTCACGACGGCGGCCAGGGTAAAGACGATCCAATTCGGCAGCACACTGGTCTTCTACAACGGGTACGACCGACAGGTGAGCATCAACAGCGTGACTGCTGAGTTCACCCGGCTCGAGGCGGTCATGGAAGAGGGTGTGTGCGGTGCAGCAACCTCTGCAAACGGCATGTCTGATGCGGACATCACTGATTGGACGGCCCAGACATTCGTGACTGAGGGCGACATCGTCTTCAATGCCAAGCGGGGCAGCTACGGGCTGGTGACTTCGGTCACCTCTGGCAACATCACCCACACGGCTATGTCGGCTGCGGCTCAAGGCTTTGGAAGCACCCTGACTCCGGTGTCTGGCTCTGGACCTGGTGGCGATCCGACCGCTGGCGATGCCTACAAGATCTACGACAGCGTCGAGTTGAACGTCATCAACAATGACGGTGTGCCAGATAACGTCGGGGTCATTGCGACGGCAACGGAGACCACATCTGGCACTTACATCACCGTTTCCGCAAATCTTGTAGCGAATTGGCTCAAGACAGAGCTTCGGGACGGGGACATTTTCTACAACACGACCAAGGCCGCGGCGAGTTTTGTCCACACAATCCTGTCTTCTGGGATTTACTTGCAGCCGGCGATCACATCGACATCTGCCGGCGACGCTTTCGTTCTTTACAAGTCGGCCATGCCGATTGCGTCTTTCATCCATGTGCATTTTGGTCGCGCTTGGATGGTCGATGCCCGCGACAAGCGTGTGATCACGGCGAGCGGTGAAAACGACATCGAGGACTTCTCCGTAGATCCTACGGCTCTGACGACTCGGTCGCTGGACATTGGTTCGCAGCAGGATGGCGGCGAGATCGTTCGGGCGATTGCGACGTTCCAGACGTATTTGATCGTTGGCACAGAGCGGGCTGTCTACGCCTACCGGGGGACTGATCCTGCGGAGCTTTCACCGTCTGGCTTGTTCCCACAGGGGGTTGTCTCCCCAGACGGGTTTGTGAACACCGGCAACGACCTGGCCTTCGTTGGCTACGACGGGCTGATGAGCGTCAGCCTGCTGATGAACACAAACAACCTTCAGCGGTCAAACCTGTCTGAGCCGATCAAGAACACGCTGCGGACGATCATCCGGCAGATTGTGAACCAGAATCCGGCCGATCCAGACATTCGTGTGTTAAATTACCAGCGACGTTCCTGGGTCGTGTTAAAAATCGCGAGCAAATTGTACATTTACAACTACTCGAACTTCCTGGCTGACGACGGGCGCCTCCTGGTTGGCGCGTCGTGGAGCGACTTCGACGGGCAGATCGGGTTGCAGAAGTCGATGCTGGTCAAGAACAACTCCGACATGCTCCTCGGGGGATCGGACGGTCGGATCTACACTTTCGACCAGAACACCTACACCGATGCTGGCGTGACATTCCCGACTGAGTACACGACTGGTTGGCTGACCCTTGAGGAGCCTCGTCGGACGACTCGGACGAAGATGGGAACCTATCTGATCCCCTCCTACCAGGTCGGCGGCGATGTCGTATACACGATCGAGGCCACCGGGGATTACGACATGCTCTCGCTGGATTCGGTGACGGTGACGGCTCGGGAGGACATTGGCGGGCGACCGATCGGTGCGTTCACGATTGGCGGGGCGCCGATTGGGACGGCCCAGACGATGGGGCAGAAGACGCCTTTACGCTGGCGTGGCAAGAGCTTCCGACTGTCGTTCCGTACTCAGGACTCCGCTGGTCCTGATGTTCTGGCTGGCTTTTATGTGTACGCCGAAATGGCAGGGAGGCGCTAATGGCGCTGTTCGACATCATCAAGGACATTGCGGGCATTGGTGCTGCCGGTGCGTCAATCGCAGGAACGCTCGGGTTGACCGGAGGCGGCACTGACAAAGCTGTGCGACGGGTGGCAAATCGACAAGCCGCAATTGCAGAAGCTCTGGCGGACCCCAATAGCCCGATGTTCCAGCAGGCTCGGCAGCAGGCGATGGAGCAGTCTCGCACCGCACAGTTGCAGGCACTGCGCGACTACATGACGGCTCAACAGCGGCAGGCCCGCCGGTTCGCTCGGCAGGGCAACGTGTCGATGTACGCCATGAACCCGCGCAGGGATGAGGCGATCTCTAGGCAACTTGCTGCAATGGGGCAAAACGAGACGGCCCGTGCGGATGCCGCTGCGCGCCAGCAATTGGCGGGGAGCCTCGGGGCCGGGACTGAAGCGCTCAAGGGACTTGGTTATTCTGGCTCGCTTCAACGGCAGACGGCTCAAAACAGACTGCTGGCATTCCCGTCGATACTTGAGGGCGTGGAGCGCATTGCGGGCCGTTTGCCGCAGTTTGGGCAGCCTATGGAGTCTCCGGTGCAAAGCCAAAGCGCTCCGCAGCAGCCCGCAACGCCGGCACAAACGATGCAGCGCTTCACGGGATTTCGCTGATGGCTATCTTCGGTCTTGATACAGGGCAGGGGCCGGCGATGGAGACGGCGGCCAGCATGGCGCCTGTTGGCCCGGTCGCTCCTGCTCGTCGTCCTGTCGTTGCGCCGCGCCCTCCTGCACCCGCTCCAGCCGCTGCGCCGACAGGCCAGCCGGTGATGATGGACATCGAGGCCGTTCAACCTGGGGCGTCGCAGGCAGATCTGGCTGCGGCATCCAGGGCGGTGAACATCGAGGCCGCGACTGGTGCTCAAGGCCAGCCCATGCCGACCTATGCCTCAGATGCGGCGAATAGGGCGACTGCCGTCAGCCGCTTCCTTGAAGGTCAACTGCGGAACCTTGAACAGCCAAGCAGATTTGGATCGATCGCAAGTGCTCTGGCGCAGAGGATGATTGCTCCAGGCAAAACCTTCTCTCAGCATCTTGCTGACATTGAAGGTGCGCCGATTGACCGTGCTTACAAGATTGCTACGGCTATGGCTGGCCTTGGCAAGCAGAGCGATCAGTTGACGCAAAAAGACTTGATCCCCTTGATGGTCGCCAGGATAAACGCCGAGGCCAGGTCTGGGGATAAGGACTCCACCGCATTCCTCAACTTCGCGAAAACGCTCACTGCTGGGGCTTCTGATGCAGCCGGGGCGATGCAAATCATCCTTGAGGAAACAGAGAAGGCGAAGCGTAACAACCCGCAGGCATCGACGGAAGAAGTTTTCCGGTCTGCCACTCCGCTGATCACGGCACGGTTTCGCTCAACAGGCATTGATACGGGGCGCAAGGAGACCGCGACGCCTGGCGCTACGGGTGGTGGGCCTGAGTTCGATGCGGAAGGCAACCTTGCTCGGTTCACGCCGTGGACGGGAGATAAGCTGACCCGCGACGAGCAGGCTGCGAACACGCACTTCAAGACGTTCGGTGCCGCATCCATGCCTGGCTTCTTCAAGATGCAGGAGGAGAAAGCCCGGGGTGCTGCTGCCAGGGCAGATGTGACCAAAGTACAGAAGATGAAGGAGTCGATCGTTGAGACGAACTCTATCCTTCGTCTGACTGACTCGATCTCCCGTGGCATTGTAGATGGCGCGTCTGTCGGCGGCACGGGCATGCTTCAGTCGGCGTTGGCGGGGGTGACTGATCAGGTCAGGCAGTTGGCATCTGTTCCGATCAAGTATGGGGAAGGCGCAAACACGCTCCAGACTTCTGTGCAGGAACTTCAGAATTCCTTGGGTGCTAGGGCCGCTTGGGCTCGCGTCACTGGCGGCAACGAGGGGCTGAAGAGTGCATTGTCGTGGGTCGATAAGGCGCCGGAAGCACAGGCGATCAAGACCAACATGCTTCTGCTGGCCTTTTCTGTGGCTCGAGCGATCGATCCCGGCGGGCGGCTGTCGAACAAGGATGTTGAGAGCGTCCTGATGGCTCTTGGCCAAGCTGGGTCTGGCATCCTGACAAACCGCGAAGCGATGTTGCGGGCCATGCGGGAGGTCGAGGACTACACCGTGATGCGGGTGCAGGATCGCTACAACCAGGATCGCGCGCTCTACGAGAAGAACAATGTGATCTTGCCGCAGCGTCGTGGTCAAGCGACACAGGCGCCGCCAGCACAAACACTTGCCCCAGGACGGACTTATACGTTCAACCCAGCCACAGGGACATTTGACTGATGGACGGGCAAACGATCGAGATCAGGGGCCCTGACAACAACATCTATCGGTTCCCGGCCGGGACATCGACGGATGTCATTCGTGGCGCCATGCAAAAGCGGTTTGGCGCCGCTCAACAGGCTGGCCAAGTTGCTGCCCCGCGCGAAATAGAGCAGCCACAGCCGGGTGCTTCGCCGCAAGACTTGGCCATTGCAAGCAAACAGGATCTGCGTGCAGAGGCCATGTTCCCTGGGGCATCCGTTGACCCGTTTGGGCGCCCGCTTGACATGGGTCTTGAGCGGCAAGCAGAGGATGCTCGGATTCGGGAGCGACAGCTATACCAGCAGGCTGGCGAACAGCAGTTGCGGCAAGGCAACATCAGAATTGGCGAGGCTCCATTGCAGGCCCGCATCGAGTCTGGCCTTGGCATGTCCCGTCTCAGCGGCTACCGGGCTGCCTTGGGTCCAAATTTCGAGGTCAAAGAGATCGAGACTGAGGGGCCTTACAAGGGCGAGATCGTCTTCCGGCGCAAAGGTGAGCCCACCTTCCAGACCGTCAGGGATCCTGAGTTCCTTGGCAAGCCAATGGATTTGGCGGCTCGGGCGCGTGACATCCAGTCGGTGCAGAAGACTGCGGTTCCTGAGCTTCTTGGGACGGCCGGTGGAATGGCCGCAGCAGCGGTGATGCCAGAGGGGGTGGGGCCGTTGCTTGGCCCCGTTTTGGGAACTTTTCTTGGCGGCTTTGGCGGCCGCATGTTTGGGGAAACGCAGCGACTCAGAGAGGGCCAGAGCAAAGGCATCGTTTCTCCTGACGATCCTGTCATTATTGAAGCGGCAAAGCTCGGTGTGGAGCAGGGACTTTGGGAGGCCGGTGGTGTCGCGGGCCTTAGCCTCTTCCGTGCTCTTGCCGGCCGTGGCATCCCTGACATGCAGGGTATTACCGGTAAGGACATCCAAGACGCTTTGGCTCGCATCCGAATCAAGGTGGGCGATGAGGGAGCCAAGTCGGCGACCATCGGCGACGTGCTTGCTGAGATGGGGCGCACGAATGCGGCCAACCTGTTCAAGTCGGTTGAAGAGAAGATCGCTCGCACCGCACGCGCCCCGTCCAACCGTGAGTTCGCGGAACGGATGGCGCAGAAGGAACAGTTTGTCGGCGGGCGCCTTGGCGGTGAACTCCCAGAGGGAATTGCTCGTCCTGGCGTCGATGTCGAACAGCTTGGGCGCCAGGTCGAGGCGGCGGCTCCTGGGATAGAGGAGTTCACGCAGCAAGCGCAGCAGATCGGGGGGCGTCCTGGCGTTGCTCCTCGAGAGCTAGCGACCAGCATCCAGGAGACGGCGCTTGCAGCGGAGAGGGCCGCACAAGCCCCGATCCAGGCCGGATACAAGGCGATCGAGGCACAGGTCGGCGGCTTACAAGCGCCTGCGACTGCAACGGGTGAGCTTGCCGAGAATTTGCGGGCTGGATACAAGACGCGCCTCTTCCCCAACCTCTCAAGCGACTCGCGATCGGCTGTCAACTCGGCGGTGGATCGGCTTTACGAGACCGTGCCGGATCCTGCCGACCCGACAAAGGAAATCCGCCAGCTTGCGCCGGTTACCTATCGGCAGCTTGATGATGCGATCAGCGACATCCGCACAGCGATCCGCAAGAAGCTGAAGGGGGAGTGGACCGGAGAACTGCGCGAGCTTGAGTCGATCGAAAAGGCTTTGCTCAAGGATCGCGACGACCTTTTGCGTCAGGCTGGCGGCGACGATCTGGTGAAGAGCAATTACGATCTCGACGCAGATTGGCGCCGCACGAAGGACATTTTCCGTCGCGGGGACGTTGCGGATGCCTTCCGCGTGAAGCCGACTGAGGCACGCGCGATCACCGCTGAGAACTTCCTCCAGGAACTGGCGCTCGACAAGGACACAGCGTCGGCCATGCTGCCGTACCTGACGGACCCGCAAAAGCGGGAGATCCGTGCGCTGATGGTCGCGCGGTTGTCTGATCTGGCCCAGGTCTACGGCAAGGCGACGAACCGTGAAATCGGTCAGGCTGCGGTCGAAAAGGTTCTGATGCAGGCAGACTCGCCATTCCCGGTCTTCTTCAATCGTTCGGAGATCGATGGGCTGATCAAGGGCGGGCAGTTGCAGCGCACCCGCAAGCTGCTGGGAGTCGAGGACAGACAGGATTTCAGCGGCTGGTTCAATGACTTCTACAAGGAGCAGAACACCAGTGCGGCCAAGGCTCTGTACAAGCGTTTGGGCGCTAACCCTGCCCTTGCCGACACGGTGCGTGGATTGACCAGGCAGCGGTTGTACGACGAGATTGCAATGGAGGGGCCGCAGAAGGGGACGAAGATCCTGGACATGGATGCTTTTGACAAGCTCATGCAGGACGACAAGAAGCTCCTGTTCTTGCAGCAGACGCTTGGATCTGACTTCCCCGCCCGTATGCGTGTTGTGGCGGATGCGACGACCTCTCTGTTCCCCAAGTTCGCGCCGCTGAACCTTGGTGAGAAAGAGATCGCAGACGCGACGGTCAAAGGACAACTCGTCGGCGCAGCGCGAGCCGTTTTGGGTCCGTTGAGCCCGATGCAACGTAGGATCACCTACGCCATGCAGCTTGCTGACGCAGATACCAAGCAACGGATCGCCCGCGCCATTCTTGACCCTGAGTACTTTGGCCGGATCCTCGAGGCTAGCCGATCGACGGCTGGGAGCCGTGCGACCGCTGCCGGAATCGGCGCCATCCTGAGCGAGCAGAACGACATGCTTGACCAGGATCAGGACACTTGGTTGACGCAAATCCCGACGATTGCGGGCAATGCCTATCAACGCATGAGAGGAGACTGAGATGAAGAAGCAGATGAAAGGGCCGGCTAAGGTCGAGAAGGTCATGGGTGAGTACAAGCGCGGCACCCTCCATTCCGGCAAGGACGGCCCGGTGGTAAAGAAGCGTGGGCAGGCGATCGCCATTGCCCTGTCGGAGGCCGGTATGGCCAAGAAGCGGAGGAAGTGATGCCTGGACATTACGGCAAGATGGACAAGAAGAAGTCTGGTGGGGCGAAGGTCAGCATGAGCTATCCCACCGGCACGACCAAGTCGGCCAAGGTTTCGCTGTCGGCGCAAAAGACGAACCCGGCGAAGCGCAACAAGAAGGCCTGATATGCCCGCCCTGTCGAAATCCTCCCTCAAGGCGCTGTGGACGAACTTCTTCCAGCCCACCAGTGCCGACTTCGCGGACCTGATCTCCTCCTGGACGGACTACTACGCCGGCCTTGAGACGCTCGGGGCCGCTGTCAGCGGGGGCTCGACAGGGCTGGCGAACTTCTCGTCGCCTAGCTCGATCTCTTTCATCTCCGTTGGCGCTACGGGCTCTGGCCTCATCTCGACCAGCGTGGCTTCGTCGGCCAGGTCTGTCCTGGGTCTGGGAACGCTTGCTGTTCTCGACTCGGTGTCGGCCGGCAATGTCGGCACGGATAGCGTTGGGACGGCGGCGATCATCGACCAGAACGTGACGCTGGCCAAGTTGGCGCGCGTTGGGACGACCGGGCAGTCCCTGATCAGCGGTGGAGCGGCTGCGGCTCCTTCGTATCAATGGACCGGTTTGATTCAGACCGTCACGACGCAGAACGGATCTGTCGCAACGAACACGACTGCCCTCCCATACGACGATACGCCCCCGTTGAATACAGAGGGCGCCGAGTTGATGACCGCCACTATCACACCCCGCAGTGCGTCCAACCGTCTGGCCGTGGATGTGAACGTGTTCTGCGCCGGATCGACCGGAGACATTACGGTGGCTCTGTTCACTGATGCGACGGTCACGGCTGTGGCGGCTGGCGGAACGTCTTTGACGAACCGTGGCAACAGCATGATGCAAGTATCGTTCCGATACGAAGCGACCGCTGCGACGACAAGCGCGATTACCTTCAAGGTGCGCGGTGGTTGTGCGTCTGGGACGTTCACGTTCAATGGGCAGAGCGGTGGCCGACTTTACGGTGGGGCGATCGTCTCGAGCATTTCGGTTTCGGAGATTGCGCCATGACGGCACTGAGCAAGGCGACGCTGAAGAACATCTGGAAGGCTCGGTTCCAGCCCCAGGCGAGCGACTTCGCAAACCTGATCGACTCCTGGACTGACTACAGCGTCCCCCTTGAGACACTGGCTGCGGCGGTATCTGGCGGCTCTGTTGGGGTTCCGCTGTACACCTCGGCTGCGAGCGTCACGATGGTAGCTGCGTCTGCGGCTGCTGTTGCCGGCATCCCGATATTTACCGGAGCCCCTTCGGCAGATGCCATGCCGATTGGGTCACAGATGTTCTACGCCACAAGGTTCAGCGGCGGCAGCTTCTTCACCATGCAGTCTGTTGGTGCTGCGACTGGCGCCCCCACTGTTTTCGCCAACACAGGTGTGTTCCTCAAAACCTACCAGGGCTCTGCAGGTACGATCTTCGGCAACTTTATCAACGCCGAAATGTATCGCGGAACACCGGCTGCGCCGCTTGCTGTTCCGACGAGTACGAACGTCTTGCAAATAAGGGCAATCGCGCAGGGGGATTTAGCCGGATTAACCGGGGCCGAGATTCGGGCGAGGACTGTCGCTGGGACGTCTGCGGCGGCGAACATCGAGTTCATGTTCTACATTGCAGACAATGTGTCTGGGGCGACCAGTGAGCGCCAGATGCGTATCCGCAAGGGTGCCGTGAACTTCGAGCCCAAGGTCTCTGCCATTGCCACTCCTGTGGCCGGCGACGTGTACTACGACAGCGGAACAAACAAGCTTCGTTGTTGGAATGGGACTTCGTGGAACGATCTCTTTTGAGGACGAATGATGCCAAACGATCGCGACCTCGGTCGCCTTGAAGGCCGCCTGGACGAGTTCATCGAGGCTCGGGTGGCTAGGGACAAGCGCACAGACGAGAGGTTCGACCGGCTCGAGGGCAAGGTCCAGGCGCTCCTGGATGCAGCCAACATGGGCAAGGGCGCGTGGTGGTTTGGGCTCAAGGTCGGCGGCGCATTGCTGGCCCTCGCGTCTGGCTTCGCCTGGATGTTCGACAAGATCCGGTGGCACTGATGCTGGCGGCTCTGCTCCCAGTTCTCGGCCCTATCCTCGGCCAGGTCGCCAAGTCGGTTTTCCCAAATGCAGAGGATGAGATCCGCCGGCTTGAGATCCAGGCTCGGATGCAGGAAGCCCTGATCGCCAACCAGGCGCAGATCGAGGCTGCGGCAGCGGATGTGATCCGCACGGAGGCTCAGGGTGAGTCCTGGCTGCAGCGCAACTGGCGACCGCTGACAATGATGGTATTCGTCGGGTTGATCGTCGGCAAGTGGCTTGGATACACTGCGCCAGGGGTTTCGGAGGCTCTGGAGCTACGCCTTCTCGGGTTGATCGAGATCGGCTTGGGCGGCTACGTGATCGGCAGAAGCGTCGAAAAGGTCGCCCCGGTGATTGCCGGCGCCCTCAAGAAGTAGGGTAACTCCACACGGCCGGCGTCGGCCTCGTATCGACGTGCAGGAACCTTTTCTCGACTGGCCCTGACTGTTTCACCCCGATGCCGGTAAACCCGATAGACAATGCCAGCCTGAGCAGCTTGTAGGCATCCTCTCCGCTCACCAGGAGATCAGCAGCCTTCCCTTTCGTGTGCCACCCAGGAGCCGGTTTCACGGCTTCTGATGGGTGGGAAGGGTCTCGGAAGGCAGATGACACCCTGATCGGCTTCCCGTGCGCCAGACGCAGCGAATCGAGCATCAGCATGAACGTCGGGTCCATCTCGCACTTTCCGGTCCAACTGCACGACATCTCGGCCCGCGTGAAGAACTGGTAGTTCCAGGGTTCTTTCATTTGACCCTCCATATTCTGATCCCTGATGCCATTTTCCTGGCCACGTATAGGCGATCCAGCCGCTTTCTCTTCGCCCAGTTATTCGCGCCCATTTGAACGCCCGACGCGGTTGTCGTTCTCTGAACTACGACTGAATCGCCTACCTCGAGTGGTTCGTACTTCGCTCTGTTGCGCCTAACCTTGATCTTAGGCAGTAAGCTTGCTTCGAGCGAACGTCGCCAGGTCTCGAATGTCTGATGCGGTGGACACTCGGATGATTTCATCAAGTGCCGCAGCCGCAAGTTGTATCGCCGCTTTGCGCTCGAGATCTGCGACTGCCAGAGCCGCCACAGCCGGTCGTTGCTTTGGCGGTCGCCCCCGGCGTCGGGGCGGATCCGCAATATGTGTCTGGGCATCTGTGGTCATATTTTCCCTCGTCGGTTTGCACTCATGGTTTGCCAAGCGTCGATGACACGCTCGCGCCAGGCTCTTTCGTGTCGGAGACGTTCAGAGTCAAGAAACGCCCGACGCTTCTCCTCAAGCGCCTTTCGGTAAGCCTCCGACGCATATGCGGTGGCCTCTCGATCGGCGGCTCGCGGGAGTTCGCACTTGAGGTATTCGTGTGCATGCACGGTCCTCAGATAATCCTCCGCGAAGTCATAGTCGGCTCGGGCGATCGCGGCCTTCTCGCCCAGCCCTTCCAGAACGGTCAGATGCCGTTCGATGTCGTCGTCTGTCAGCATCAGAACGGCACGTCGTCATCAAGGCCGGATGGCGGGTCGTGCCGGATCGGCTTGTCGTCTTCCTTCCGATCGCGGGGCGGGAACAAGCTGATCGAGAGCTTTCCATCCTCCGATCGGGTGAGCGGCATGTAGTCCAGGTACAGCGTGTATCCGCCCGCCTTGTTGGGCATGGCGATCCCCACCTTGTTCCAGTAGGTCTTGCCGCTGCGCGGGTTCTTGATCCCGTGCATGGCGTCCAGGCGTTCAGCCATTGT